CGTAGAGCGGTAAAGAAACACGGTCTGGAGGCTTTCAAGAAGGAGATTCTCCACGTCTTCGAGACCGAGGAGGAGATGAACGCCAAGGAGAAGGAGCTCGTCACGGATGAGTTTTGCCTTCGTGAAGACACCTACAACATCTGTCCTGGCGGCAAAGGCGGCTGGGGCTATGTGAATCGTGAAGGCCTTGGCGGAACATTAGGACTTAGTCCATCTCCTGCTCATAGACAAAAACTTTCGGAAGCGACAAAGAGAGTTTTTGAAAATGACGAGTTTAGAGCTCTTTTTAGTCGCAAACTTTCTGATAGAATGAATAAGCACTATCAGAACGGTGGACAAAACGGGTTTCTTGGCAAAACACACACTGATGAATTCAAAAGACGCATGCGAGACATGCACAAAACTCACAACCTCAAATATGACAATTGCTCTGGTCGAATTAGAGTGACGAATGGTATTATTAACAAAGCCGTTTTGCCAGATGAAATTCCACCTGGCTTTGTTCGCGGCCAAACGAACAAAAAGAAACAGGTGCTCTTAGCTTAGTGGTCTAAAGCCGGCTGTCAAATTGGTAGGCGAAGCCGGCGGGGCGCACCATTGTTTACACCAGCCGACCGGCGTGATAGGATCGCGAAATGGAAAAGAAACGCTATATCTACGCTGTCGGGGATGTCCATGGTCGCTTCGATCTCATGCAGATCGCTGAGCGCCGCATCGATGAACATATCGCGTCTCACGATGCGACTGCCGTGGTGATCTTCCTGGGTGACTACGTCGATCGCGGTCCTCAGTCGAAAGAAGTTGTCGAACGTCTTATGGAGATGACGAAGGATAATCCTTCGTGCATCGCCCTCAAGGGAAACCACGAGGATATGATGATTGACGCCATCACCGGTACCGGTATTTCACTCTGGTGGCAGAATGGTGGAGATGCTACTATGACGTCATACTCCAATGATGTCCCAATGGAACATATTGACTGGATGAAGGACCTGCCGACCATGGTCAAGGATGATCAAGGTCGTGTCTACGTTCATGCTGGTCTGATGCCCGATGTCTCAGCCGACGATCAACAAGACGAGTGGAACCTGTGGATCAGGGATCGTTTCCTGAATGCGCGAGCTGATCAGTTTGATGTACCACACATCGTGCACGGTCATACGCCATACCACTACAGCAAGAAACCTGACGCGCCGGAGTTGCTGCCGCACAGGACCAATCTGGACACAGCTGCGTTCCACACTGGTATTCTGACAATCGGCGTCTTCGATGCCGATGAACCCGGTGGTCCGATTGAAATCATCCAAGTCAAAGGAGACTTTGCATGATCCGAGAAGCGTATGAAGAGAAACCCTTCATCGATCTGCGAGGCCCAGACGGAAACGCCTGGTTCCTCCGCGGAACTGCAAAGGTCTATGGCCGTCGTCTTGGATGGTCAGAAGAACAAATCGAAAAGGTCGACGCTGAAATGACATCAGGCACCTATTTGGTTCTCATTGAGGTGTTCGACAAATACTTCGGAGAGATGGTCGATCTGATTCGATAATTAAATCATTAATGCCGCGTAGCACAATGGTGGTGCAACACGCTTTGAACGTGGAGGTTGTACGTTCGACCCGTACCGCGGCATCCATGCCAGTGTAGTCCAATCAGGTAGAGGCGCTCGTCTCAAAAGCGAGATGTTGTGGGTTCGAATCCCACCACTGGTACCAACTGCGGGAAAAAGGGTTCGTAGTACCGCGTTAGTCACCGTTCCCACGAGGAACCCCGAAAGACCCACAGCGGACTTGATCCGTAGGATGCTCTAGTGGGGACGGTGCAACTTTTATGCCCATGTAGTGCTAATAGGAACACGGGCCCCTGGTAAGGGTCAATCGTCGGAGCGTAACCGGCCTTGGGTACCATTTAGTTGTTTACAACGCCGAACGGCGTGATAGAATTCTTATAACATCGAGCATATGGGAACCATGATGGAACCGAACGAATATCCGGGAGTCAAGGAAATCGACTCTGACATCGCAGACGCCGAGCGCAGGCTCGCCGAACTGAAGCAGGCTCGCGAAGTCGCTTTGGCTCAGGCTGAAGCCGAAAAGGAAGATGCTCCGCGTCTCATCAGTGAACTGGTCGATGCTGCCTACGCCAAGATTGCGGAGGCTGAGAAGATCGCAGATCGGACCGGAACTTCCTTTCGCTTCTCCCTTGAATACGGAATGGGCGGCGAATACCGGCCTGCCGGTTCAAAGGATTGGACTAATTCTTATGAGGAACGGACCGTTGGTTCTTGGTCCTCTTCCAGCAGCGACTGTTAAGGAGAATATCATGACCGACACACCTGTTATGTCCTATACCGCGGCTTGTGACTACGTGACCAAGACGGTCCGTGAGGCGGTCGCCCTTCTGGAAGCTGCCCGCGAGGTCAGTAATCGGATCGGTGGAACTGAAGAGTTCCGCGAAGAGACCGTCAATCTCTTCAGGACGCTTGAGATCATCCATGATGTGACTGAGTGGAACAGTTCGAACTGCTACGGCGAAGATCCCGAATGGAGTTCCAGCAGTTCCGACTGCTAGTCAGAAACCACGAGAGGAGAGACCCGTGGAGAAGAGAGAAATTCTGCTGGTCGGTTCGGTCCCGTTCATGTTCTACGAACTGAGCGAGGCCGCCCGCGACTACGTCAAGAAGACCAGACCGGTCTTCAAGGACATCGACGCCATCGCCGACCATGACACCAGTCAGTGGTTCGTCGTCCACCTCCAGAAGTGCAAGACCTACTACCCCGCGGACAAGGGCAAGAAGATCCTCGGTCACGGTGGTCAGTACGCGCACGTCGAGGTCGAAGTCGCCTGGGAAGACTCAACGGCCAAAGAGCTGTTCGATCTTGTTAAGGGAACTCCTGAACTACAATACAAGGTGATCAACGGCGATGCCCGGATGATCATCCCGACGATCGACGTCCTGTACGCCCTGAAGATGAGTCATCGGTTCAAGAAGAACACTCCTCACTTCTTGAAGACTCGTTCTGACATCCTGTGGATGGAGCAGATGGGCGCAAAGATTCCGCTGGTTCTGTTGGATTGGTACAAGCGGCGCGAAGCCGAGACGTATGCGTACGGTCACCCGAAGTTGAACACCACCAAGGCGGAATTCTTCGGTCGTGAGAATGATGGGTTCTACAAGTACGACCACGACTCGATCCACGTCGCTTTGGCGCGCAGGATGTTCAATGATGTTCCGGCCTACGAACACTTCAAGCCGAACACGTCTCAAGTCCTGACGTCACGGACTATGTTTGAATCGCTCGCGCAGAAGATCCGCATCCGGGCAGTCTTTGAAGAGTCCTGCGTCCTGGCACTGGAACGGTCTCAAGTGCCGCATCCGAACACTCCGGTCAAACGGAGTTTCGATTTGGCTCTCGAGAAGGTCTGCACCAGCATCACTTCTGGCTGGTTCCGTGAGTACGCTTGGCGCCATTATAACGACGTCCAACTGATGTACGCGAACCAACCTAAGCACTACAAGGACGTCTTCGACGAGGCCCTCTTCGCTGGAGAAATCCTGCCCTACAACGGCTGATTGGTGAAATGGATATCATCCCGCCCTCCGAAGGCGGAGTTAGTGGCTCGAATCCGCTATCAGCCTCCACTGTTTACCGCGCGTCATAAATACCATCAGTAATGCTGGATCAATGGAGGGCGTATGCGGAAACTGAAGGTCTATCACGGAACTAATGCTGGGTTTGATCGGTTCGATCAGTCCAAGGCTCGAATTCCAAATGACTTTTGGGGTGGCGGTGTCGCCTATTTCACTGATGACTTTGGAGTTGCTGAGACCTATGCAGCTTCTATGAAGCGGTCTAAGGGTGGTGACAAGATCGTTTACGAGGTCGAGCTACGCATCGACAAGATGTTCGATGTAGACGAGACGTTCACAGGGAAAGAGCTCACCAAGTTCTTCAAGAAGAGGGACTCTGAGGACTTCGCGCGAGGAGCAGGACTTCTCCGTCTCGGTGCCGATAAGTACTCGGTCTTGGATGACCTGGAAGAGGGCAGATTAGTCCTCACCGGGTCGGAGATCTTTTACGGTCTCTCCAAGGGTATGGTCTACACGGCTAAGGCACGGAAGCGGCTTGAAGAGCTTGGTTATGACGCGCTTCGCTATAATGGTGGAGTCAATATGTCCATGGCAAAGAAGCACAATGTCTATCTGACGTATAAGGCTGCCAACGCCGCCATCAAACAGCGATCGATCATCGACGCAAGCGGTAATGTCTACAAGAAAGCTGCATAAAATTCTTGTTTACGTCTGCGATCCGTGTGATAAGATACTTTCTAGATTATGTCTCGGCCGACGGAGCGAAAGCATAGCGGCACGGTGGCTACGAACCACTGATGAAGGAGTTCGACTCTCCTCCGAGACTCCATTTTTTGTAGATAATTAGTTCAAGTCCTGTTGGTGTAACGAAGAGCACGAGAGTTTCCTAAACTTTTGGTCGGGGTTTGATTCCCTGACAGGACGCCAAAGTTTGATCCATACGACCGAGCAAGAGAACGGGCCCGCCTGTTAAGCGGAGATGGCCAGGAGCGTTACCTGGGTATGGAGCCATTTCGATCCGATTGGTGTAAAAGTAGCTCACTTGCGTGACATGCAAGAGGCGGAGGCGCGATACCTCCATCGGATACCACTTTAGTCAGACATTTTGACTATGGCTTGCACGTATAAAAAGTAGTACGTCTGTGTTACATACAGAAGGACGGGGCGCAATACCTCGGCGAGCTACCAACTCACGGAGAGACGAATGAGCGGCCCGATCAATATCGAAAGCACCGTGGCTTCTACGGCCGGTCTCCTTTACAATTCAGTCGCTATTGAGTCCGAGATCACTGAATCCGCAAGGATTGGTGGCCGGGCTCTTGTGGTTTATAGCACCGTCGAAGGATCCGGTCTTGTCCACGGAATGGCTGTTGTCATTCAAAGTAATGTGTCGGGAAGCGCTGAAGTTACTGACGATGCGAGAGTCACAAATTGCACGATTCAGGACACTGCCCTGATTTACGGCTCTTCGATCATTGATAGTTCTACAGTGGGCGGAACCGTCCATGTCGGAGATAATGCTTGCATCTCCAATTCTACGATTATCGGCGCTGCCAAGATCGTAGGACCTGCCTACATTCAGTCTGACAATGACTGGGGTCACATCGATGACCACCGGGTCACTTGGTTCACCGATGTCAATGGCAACATTGTCTACATTCTAGATGGTGGTCTACCAATCACGTCCATCAATCTTTTGCCAACAGACGCCCAAGAGGCAGTCATTGCTTCCGTTCAAGCGAAGCGCGCTTAGTAAACACAGAAGGTGTTCGTCGAAAAAATTTGGCCCGGATGGCGGAAAGGCAGACGCAACCTTCTTAAAAAGGGTTCATTGGGAGTTCGAATCTCTCTCCGGGTACCATTTTCCAATTTACACCGCTGAAGATCGTGATAGAATCCTATCATGAATGTTTTCTACCTTTCATCGGGGCCGTGGGAATGCGCCCAATATCATTGCGACAAGCACGTCGTGAAAATGGTCGTTGAGTATGCGCAACTTCTGTCTACTGCACACCGTATGCTAGACGCTGACGTTATTACAGCTGAATTCGCTGATGGTCTCTATAAGAAGACACACGTCAATCATCCTAGCGCCGTTTGGGTCCGTTCGTCACGAGACCATTACGATTGGCTCTACACTCTATTTGTCGCTCTTTGCGTAGAATACACGTGGCGATATAAAAGGGTGCATTTGACATGGATTAAATTGAAGCATTTGCTTGAAACTCCACCAGTCAACATTCCTGACGCTGGATTTACTCCACCGCCGCAGGCCATGCCCGACGAATACAAGAACGAAGACACTATTGCGGCTTATAGAGCCTACTACCTCGGTGCTAAAAGCGCCATTCTGAAATTCACTCGCGTTCCTACGCCCCAATGGATACTGGAGAGCCAATGAATCGGCAAGAAATCTTTGAGACAGTGTCTCGACATCTATTCGCGCAAGGGCGGCGGTCGAGTGATAAAGATGGTGGATGTCTTTATCGCGGTCCCTATGGCACTTCCTGCGCTGTGGGCTGTCTGATTCCTGATGAAAACTACACAGACAGAATGGAATTTCAGGCAGTCGATTCGTTGATCATTAATCAGAAAGACCGCGGTTATACGCTTCCTTCGGACATTATCGAACATCAGCATCTACTGCGCGAGCTTCAATGCATTCACGACGCCGAGAATTCTTGGGACAATGAAAATTGTCTGCGTGCTGAATTAATTCGGCTTGCGATTACTACCAAGCTTGATTCAAACTTCCTCGACACTCTTAAATTTCCGGAGAGCCAATGACCAAGAAAGTTACCGTCACCCTCGAAGAGGATGGTCCGCTGGATATCGTCTATGAGACCTACACCTCGGATGGTTGGCGCCAATCGGCGACCATGCATCTCCTGAACAAGGGAGACACGCGCACCGTCGTGGTCCACGGATTCCAAAGGATCAGCGTTCAGGAGGACGCCTACAGCCTCTAAACACCTTCTCCCTGACTAGACGTTTGTCGCTCCTGGTATCGCGGAGCGGAGGATAAATACCTCCGTTCCAAAGATACCAGGAGATTTTTTGTGACCGAAGTCTATCTTTCGCCAAACTTCACTCTGCGTGAATTCACTCGTTCGCAGAACGCCTCTCGTTTGGGCATCAGCAATCAACCGACGCCCGAGCATCTAGAGAACATGAAACTTCTCTGTCGCCATGTCCTTGAGCCTATCCGCGCCTATTACCGTAAGCCATTGGCTCTTTCGTCTGGTTACCGCTCTAAGGAGCTGAACGCCAAGACGCCGGGTTCTTCTTCTACTTCCCAGCATTCCACAGGCGAGGCAGCCGACTTCGAAATCGCGGGAATCCCAAACATTGACGTCGTCAAGTGGATCAAGGCGAACCTTCAGTTCGACCAGTGCATCCTTGAGTTCTACGTCCCAGGTGATCCGAACAGTGGATGGGTACATTGCTCTTACGAGTCCAAGGGTCCCCAACGCCGCGAAGTTCTTACTGCGACCCGTGTCAACGGCAAGACTGTCTACACCAAAGGTCTCCCGAAGTAAAATCTTCGGGAGCTAAATTCTTTTCTCAAGTCTGCTCTAGATGTGTTAGTATAGACCTTCAGAGATAAGACTCGGAGCCATCCTTGACATCGAATTACTTCTACACATCCGTGCATAGACGCGGCAACACCCTGTTTGTGCGTGGATACCGTGACGGTAAGCGCTATCAGGAAAAGGTTAACTACAAGCCGTATCTGTTCATTCAATCGAAGGATACGGACAAAGCCTTGTTCCGGAGCTGCATCAGCGGCGAACCGGTTGCTAAGAAGCGCTTCGAGAACATGAAGGAAGCTCGTGACTTCATCGAGCGCTACAAAGAGACCCACGGTCTCAAGATTTTCGGATACGACAAGTTCGAGTACGTCTACATTTACGACGAGTTTGGCTCAGACGTCCAATTCGATCCGGAATTGATCCGCATCGCATCCGTAGACATCGAGGTCGGTTTCAACCTTGACGAGAATGGTGAACCTATTGGTGGTTTTCCTGATCCGATGAAGGCTGAAAATCCAATCACCGCGATCACCCTCTCAATGAACGGGCAACGGTACACGTTTGGTTGCGGAGACTTTCAACCTAGCGCCAAAAACGTTCGGTACTTCAAGTGTGCCGATGAATACGCTCTCATTTCGTCGTTCCTCGAGATTTACAAAAGCCTCGATCCAGACGTTCTAACTGGATGGAACATCGAAGGATTCGACGTTCTGTACCTCGTCAATCGGATCAACCAGATCCTGGGCGAAGGTCAAGCTGCGCGGTTGTCGCCGTGGGGAATGCTTGAGACGCGTCAGATCGAGATTCGCGGTAAGACCGTCCAGTTCTACTTCCCAATCGGCGTCGCGATTCTCGACTACATGCAGCTCTATAAGCGGTTCTCCTACAAGAACCAAGAGTCGTACGCTCTCGGTTTCATCGCGCAGGTCGAACTAAAGCGTGAAAAGTTAGACTACTCCGAATACGGCGATCTTCACACCCTCTACCTCAGAAACTTCCAAAAGTATTGTGAATACAACGTCCTTGATACTGAGCTGGTTGACGAACTTGAGGACAAGATGAAGTTCATCCAACAGGTCTTCTCAATGGCCTATTCCGCTGGAATGAACTACGGCGATGCTCTTGCGTCCGTACGTCCATGGGAGATCATCTGCCACAACTTCCTTATGGATCGCCGTCAGGTGGTTCCAGTCAAGAATCCTTCGAACGTCCGTGACGAGTACGACGGCGGCTACGTCAAGGAACCACAGATTGGCATGCACAAGTGGGTGGTCTCGTTCGACTTGAACTCACTGTACCCGTCGATCATTCGCCAGTACAACGTGTCGCCTGAGTGCCTTATGGGCAAGGTCGACCTTGGCATGTCGATCGACAAAATGCTGGTCGGCGGACTCGATGAATTCAAACCGATGATGCTCGAAAATGACGTCTCGATGTGCGTCAACGGTACCTTTTACTCAAGAGCAAAGCAGGGCTTTATGTCTGAACTTTGCGAGAAGATGTACAACGAGCGCGTCGAGTACAAGAGCAAAATGATCGCAGCCAAGCGCGAGAAAGAAAAGCTCAAGGATGATCCTGTTCGTGAAAAGGAACTGACCAAACTCATTGCTCAGTTCAATAACCAGCAGATGGTCCGCAAGATCTTCTTGAACTCGCTCTATGGAGCCATGGCGAACCGCTACTTCATGTTCTACGACGTCGCCATGGCTGAGGCGATCACTCTAACTGGGCAGCTCACGATTCGTTGGATCGCTGACAACATCAACGCCTACCTCAATAAGCTCCTCAAGACCAAGGATGTCGACTACGTCGTAGCTTCAGACACCGACTCTATCTACGTCACGCTTGCTGCGCTAGTCGAACAGGCAAAGAAGGGCGCTGATCTTGACGAGGTGCTTGAATTCCTCATCAAAGTATGCGACAAGGGTCCAATTCAAGACTTCATCAACGAGACGTACGCCAAACTTGCGGATACGGTCAATGCGCGCGAAAACGTCATGGCGATGAAGCTTGAAAAAGTGTCCGACAAAGCCATCTGGCGCGGTAAGAAGATGTACATCCTCAACGTCCGTTGGGACGAAGGTGTGACTCTGAATGAACCTGAAATCAAGGCATCTGGCATCGAGTCCGTAAGGTCATCTACGCCAAAAGTTTGTCGCGAAAAGATCAAAGCCGCGCTAAAGGTCATCATGCAGGGTGAACAAGATGAGCTTCACTCATTCGTAGCCGACTTCAGAACCGAGTTTCTTGGTCTTGATTGGGAGTCTATCGCGTTCCCGCGCGGCGTGAATGAAATGAATAAGTGGGAGGACAAGTCGACGATCTACAAGTCGGGTACGCCGATCCATGTCAAGGGTGCTTTGATCTACAACAATCTTATCAAGAAGAAGAAGCTCGAGACCAAGTACCCATTCATCTTCGAAGGTGACAAGGTCAAGTTCGCTTACCTGCGTCAGCCAAACCCGTACAACATCACCGTGATTACGAGCCTCGACGTTTTACCGAAGGAATTCAACCTTGATTCGTTCGTCGACCGTGATAAGCAGTTCGAAAAGACCTTCCTGAGTCCGATTGAGTCGATCACCAACGTGATCGGTTGGACCACAGAAAAGCGCGCGTCACTAGAAGATTGGTTCAATTAGGAGAACACAATGACTACCAAGACCAAGGAAAAGCCAGAAGAATTCGATTTTGGCTTCGCACATATCGACAACACCTTTGAGACTCGTGAAATAGCTGAAGAGGCTCATACGCTTCTACAGCGTCAACTTCAGGCGACTCGTGAGCACATGTTCGGCGTCAAGGATCTGGTTGATCCGCTTCTGAAAAAGCTCGAAGGCAAACCGGGTCAAGACATGATTCAATGGCCGTACGACGTTCGACAGAAGGCTATTTCTGATTTTCGCCAGCGTCTTTGGGATTACCTTAAAGCACGTCCAAAGGGACTTGGTGCCGCAGAGTAAATTCTATCGCTTTACTTCGCCCGTTGTGATATGATCTCAAATATGAAAGGACACCAATGTCAGATTTTATCAATGCTCTTCTCAAAGAAGTCGGCGACGAATACACGTCTATCGCCGACAATGCCGAATCCGCCGGTGAGGTAAGTGGCTGGATCGATACCGGTTGTCTGATGCTGAACGCCTTGCTGTCCGGTGGACTGCTACGAAAAGGCGGTATGCCAGACAACCGAATTATCGGTTTGGCCGGTGAAAGCTCGGTTGGTAAGACCTACCTCGCGCTGTCGATCATCAAGACCTATTTGGACGCTGACCCGAAGAACGTCGTGGCCTACTACGACACGGAAGCGGCGATCAACAAGGCCCAACTAATCAGCCGCGGCATCGACCCGAAGCGGGTCATCATCGCCGAGGTCGACACCCTCCAGAACTTCAAGACTCACTGTCTCAAGACGATCGATGCCTATTCGAAGGTCATGGGTAAGGACAAACCGCGTCTGTTGATGGTCCTCGATTCGCTTGGAATGCTGTCCACTTCGAAGGAAATGGCAGACTCCACCGAGGGCAAGGACGTCAAGGACATGACTCGTCCACAGATCGTTCGTGCAGTCTTCCGTACGATCACTCTGAAGGCGGCTCGTGCGCGAGTTCCTTTGATCGTGACGAACCACGTCTATGTCGGCGTCGGAATGTACCCGACCAATGAGGTCTCGGGTGGCGGTGGCTTCAAGTACGCCTGTTCTGCGATCATCATGCTCGGCAAGTCGAAGGACAAGGACGGCATGGAGGTAGTCGGTAACTTCATTCGAGCCAAAAACTACAAGTCGAGGTTCGGTAAGGAGAACGCCCAAATCTCTATGAGGCTGTCTTACAAGACCGGTCTCGACAAGTACTACGGGTTGCTCGAACTCGCCGAGCGACACGGCATCTTCAAGAAGGTGTCGACACGTTATGAACTGCCGGATGGCCGTAAGGTCTTTGGTAAGTCCATCAACGAAAACCCGACCGAATACTTCACTGAAGAAATCCTTGACCGGCTCGAGAAATGCGCCGTTCAGGACTTCTCGTATGGTGATCATGACGATGGAGAGGCAGATGACGCCGACCTTGCGAACATCGTGGCCGACGACGAAGACACCCTGGTCGTCGATCCCGAGCTCAAAGACTAAATCAGTCGGAAGTTATGGTTCACTAGAGGACACCTATAGCCGCGAAGAGATCTTGCGTCTCTTCGCGGTGGTCCCCTGTGGAACTTTCAAGCGGCTGAACTATCTCGGACCTAGTCGTCGAGTACCCGCCAGAGGACTGGCGCTAAAGCGCGTCCTCGATCCATGGCTCACTGACCAATAAGGACATCAATGAAGTTTGACCATATGGTTTTGGCGCGTCTCGTTCACGACGAGATGTACGCCCGTAAGGTTCTTCCGTTCCTGAAGTCGGACTACTTTCAGGATCACGTGGATCGCGCGATCTTTTCGACCATCGACTCGTACGTCAAGACATACAATCGTTCACCGTCGAAAGAAGCGATTACCATTGACCTCGAAAAGGTCAAAGGTCTGTCTGACGATCAGTACAAGGAAGGTGTCGATGTCATCCAGACACTCGCTGTCGACACCGTAACTGACATCGACTGGATGGTGGATAAGACCGAGTCCTTCTGCAAGGACAAGGCGGTCTACAACGCGATCATGGAGTCGATCCAGATCCTGGACGACGAGAAGCGTGGCAATGAGTCCATCTCAGCGGTTCTCGAGGACGCCCTCGCGGTTACATTCGACACGGCAATCGGTCTCGACTTCATTGAAGACATCATGGCCCGGTACGACTTCTACCACACCAAGGAGAAGCGGATCCGGTTCAAGATCGACTACCTGAACAAGATCACTGCCGGCGGTCTTCTGCCGAAGACTTTGACCGTCCTCATGGCCGGCACTGGCGTCGGTAAGACCCTTGCCATGTGCGACATGGCAGCCGGTCACTTGCTTGACGGTCTCAATGTTCTCTACATCACCAATGAGATGTCAGAACAGCGGATTGCCGAGAGGATCGACGCGAACCTTATGAACGTCACGATGGATGAACTCCGTGTTCTTCCGCGCGACGCGTTCGAGAAGAAGGCCCAGCGCGTCAAGGCTCGCGCCAAGGGTCGATTGATCATCAAGGAGTACCCGACCTCGACGGCTTCGGCAGCCAACTTCCGTTACCTCCTGCACGAATTGAAGCTCAAGAAGAACTTCATTCCGGATGTCATCTACGTAGACTACATCAACATCTGTGCCTCGTACCGGCTAAAGGGTAACGCCAACGCGAACTCCTACACCGTCATCAAGGCCATCGCTGAAGAGCTTCGCGGTCTGGCTGTGGAGTTCAACGTTCCGCTGGTGACGGCTACCCAGGTGAACCGCGAGGGTTACAAGAGCTCAGACTTCGGACTTGAGGATACGGCCGAATCGTTCGGTCTACCGGCAACGGCTGACCTCTTCTTGGCTCTGATCCAGACACCAGAGCTGGCTGAATTGAACCACATCCTGTTCAAACAGCTCAAGAATCGTTATGGCGACATTGGCCGTTACCGGACCTTCGTGGTCGGGGTGGACAAGAGCAAGATGCAGCTCTTTGATGTCGAGGACTCAGCCCAGGCAGGATTGCATGAAGGCCCGGTGATGGACAACAGCAAGTTCGGTCAGCGTACCAAGGACGAGAGACCAGACTTCAGTGCCTTCGATGGTATTAGCTAACGATAATTTTACCTCTGTGAACGGCACGGTGTGATATAATGATCATATCATCCAGTACGGGGCGTAACACATCGTGCCATTCATACTTAAGGAATCGGACCGCGCACTGACGCGCGAGGTCACCGCGTCCTCTGCCGTAGCCCATCGAGATAATGGGCGCCACCCACTCAATAACGCTAAGATGCTCCAATGGTGCATTGACACCCTTCGCGCGTCTGATCATATTGAGCTTCCAGAAAGCGTCACCGTCAGAATGTGCCGGTTGCGCCAGAAGAATACGCTTGGCTGCCATAGGACCTTCAATGACACCGATCATCTCATTGAGATCGATGTCCGAAAGATTCAAGATCAATCACGACTAAATTTTGAAGCGTACAAAACCGTCGAGGGTCTTTGTCACGAATTGGTTCACGCCGAACAGCAACTTCACGGTCGGTTTAGGACGGTTTACGACAAGTCCGTTTATGGATGGCGCACCTTTTATAAAGACAAGGAATACGCCCGACCGAAAAACACACAAGAGTATTTGGAACTGCCATGGGAAGCGGAGGCGTATGGTCGCCAGGGCACATTGGCCGCGTTTCTATGGGACCAAATCGCGGTTCATGGAAAGAAATTGTTTACATAGCCGGAAATTGTGATAGGATGTTCTTCTGGTGAAGGAGAGAACATCATGACGGACATCGGAAAGACCATCACGGAAGTCTACATCTCCACTGGTGCGCAGAATGTCATGTACACTCTGCGTCAGTCGCGGTCGAACCGCTACTTCACCACGGACTTCTACATCTGCAATCTGTCGCTCGATCTCGAGAAGGCCATCGCCAAGGCTCGGGACTATTTCGAACGGATCCACTACAAGCACGAGTTTGGAGAAGTCTTCTTCAATGACTGCCCTGAATACGATCCGCGCGAACGCCGGAAAGGCATGACGGCCAAACAGACCGACGCCGTTGACGAAATTGAACGCGGTTTCTTCCCGTTCGGTAAACATCGTGGAACGAAAATAGAGGACGCGCCCGACGGGTACGTCCTTTGGTGGGCAGATAAGGCCAATGAAGAGGACGTGGTCGTCAAGGCTCTTGCGTCCTTCTGCATGGGCGTCGCGCTGGAACGGAATTTGATCGCCAAGCGCGAAGAGAAGCGTGCCGAGTGGGATGCTCGTGATCGAGCCTCCAACCATGTCGGGGTTGTCGGAGAACGACTGACTTTCGAGAATGCAGTAGCCATCTCGATCTATCACAAAGCTAGCGACTATGACGACGGTTACTGGATCAACAAGTTCCAGATCGGTGATGACATCATTGTCTACTACGGCAAGAAGCTCGCTGAAAAGGGAGACACGGTCACCCTCAAGGCGACGATCAAACGCCACAATGAGTGGGAAGGCAAGAAGACCACCGTGATCCAACGCCCGAAGGTTCTCTAATGCGCCGAAATGATGTAGTCGCTCCCAAAAATGATCTCTTTGTCCTTTATGGACGTGTCAACCGTGTATTGCCCAACGATCAAACAGTAAATTTTCTCTTGATGAGCTATTTACACGGATCATAGAATATGATATGATCTGGATTGAACAACAAATCGTTCTAAAAAAGATCGATGATTATCAACAAGGACAACGTTATGAAAGAAGTCAATATTCTGAAAGGAGGTCGGTCCGCGGTGTTTCTCATCGCGGACCCGTGACTGCACTTTGGTCATGAAGCAACCTGCACCAAGTTCACCATGCCGGACGGCGTGACTCCGTTGCGCCCTTTCGCCTCCGCGCAGGAGATGAACGAGGAGATGGTCCGTCGCTGGAACGCGAAGGTCCAACCGCATGACAAGGTCTACGTCCTGGGTGATGTGGTCATCAACAAGAAGTTCCTGCCGATTCTGGACGAGCTGAACGGTACCAAACGTCTGGTCGCCGGCAATCACGACATCTTCGGCACTGACAACTATCGGAAGTACTTCAAGGAAATCTATGCCTGCCGTGTGCTGGCGGATATGATCCTGTCGCACATTCCGATCCATCCAGATTCGCTGACGACGCGTTTCGGAACGAACGTCCACGGCCACCTGCACGCGCATGAGGTCACGATCGAAGTTCCGGTCAGGATCGAAAACAACATCATGTTCGGTCCTACTGCTATCGTTGAGAGGGTCTATGACCCTCGATACATGTGCGTCTCGGTGGAACATGTTGATTACGCGCCTATCTCTCTGGAGGAAGCGCGTGAAAAGATCAAGGCGCGTCAAGAAGCGGCGGGATACGAACCGCCTAAGGCATGGGGCAATGGCTCTGGAGCAATGTGATGGCTGATAAGCAAATGATCGATAAGACCGCTGTCAGAGACCCTGGTGCCTGGAAGATGTACTGCATCGTTCCTCAAGAGATCGTCGATCTCGCTGAGGCAGCAGGAAATGTCCGTGGAAAACTGATGGCTCAATCCGGCCATGCGTTTCTTCACGCTTGGTGGGACGCCGATCGGTTCTTCCCTGAAAATGCAAAGGCCTATCGCGACAGTGAAAGGGCCTACAAGATCACGCTCGTCGCGCCATACGGCTACGATCTGTTTAAACTCGGAATCAAGTACGGCTCCTTTACTGGCAGCAGTTTGGTAGAGGACTCGGGCTTTACTGTTTTCGATGGGCCGACCGTGACTTGTCTGGGAATTGGACCAATCAACGTCGACGACATCGGTCCGGATCTTAAAGCGCTCAAGACGCTTCGCTAAGAGTTACAACAACTAATTGAGGGACCATTGCGGTCCCTTTAATTTTGTCTGGAATTAGACTCAAACTATCTTAGTCACTGATAAGTAGCCGGAAGCAGATCATCTCGGTCTGCTAACCGGAGACTAAGATGGAAGCCGCCTCGGCGTTCGTCTCTCGGGCGACCTTGAAGGCCGCCGTGACGAACCCAGATTCTAAGCGACACGTCGCTAAATACCTCACTCCCTTTCTACCAAATCAACCACACCACGCAATTGGAACCCACACGCTTAATCGCAATGTGGGAGACTATGACGCTGGTTCGTTGCTCACGATTATTGATCATTCGATCGATGATAAGAGACACTACGCCACAGTTCAGGTCGTCGGTGCTCGGTCTGAGATAACTATTCCTGTATCGTGGATTCAGAAGCCTGGTTCGTACGTCAATGGCGGGCTGAGCTTCGAATCGGAGCTCGTTGAGCACCTCAATAGACACGGTCTGATGACCGGAGGTGGCGCCGGATGCACCAACGGAAATGACTTCCACTTGCACGGCGATGGAGTTGTTCTCAATGGAGAAGCCAAACAGTCCGTTCGAAAGGCGGCCTTTGGACAGGTCACCCTCCATTACGATTTGGAAAAGGGATGGCACATCGGTGAGAAGGCAGCTTCGAAATACCGTTGTTATGCAAGAACCGTCGAGACTGCCACCGCAGGAGGACGATCCCTTTTACAAAGGTTGAATTCCGAATTCGGTCCACTAGACCGAACCAAGGACAGGAGTTCCAGGAATGTCTACTCTGATGACACATCTCTTGTTCCCATGGCGGCGTATCTACTGGACCATGATGTCGACGTACTGCACGTGGGGTCCCATGGGACTCTTCGTTCCGGCAGGAACAGCGGTTCCCAACTCGATCTTCCGTGGGCCATCGGCGTCGGTTATTTCAGAGTCAGGAACAAGCACCCTGGAACCCTGACTGCTCAATTCAAAGTGAGAGAAATGAACACCTCACCCATCGACATTAGCACCGATGACGGTGCAGAATTTATTAAGGAGAGACTTGTTGCGTGACTTTGAACATCTATTGGAAAACCGTCCTTTCAATTTCAACGGCATCGCTAGTCTTGTATGGCCTATTGCTGATGACGGGGCGTGGACCGGACCAAAAGCTGACTGGGAGAATAACCACTCCAAGAAATACTTCGATCATGTCAGACATAAGAGAGTCGTGGTTACTGCTGGCGGAAACTGCGGAATGTACGCCAGACTTTATGCCCAGATGTTTGAGCACGTCTACGTCTTCGAACCAGATCCGCTGAATTTCCACTGTCTGGTGGTCAACAACCAACTCAATAACGTCTACAAGCTTCAGGCTGCCGTTGGCGATAAAAACGGACGGATCAGAGTCCGTAGAGGACCGGATGTCAATTGCGGCACCCACACTGTCGAATCACATCCAGAGGCCGCTATACCTCTTATGACGATCGACTCACTCGATCTAGATGTCTGCGATCTAATTCAGCTGGACATCGAGGGATACGAGATTCACGCTCTAAGAGGTGCTATTGACACCATTAGACGACATCAACCGGTGGTCATCTGCGAAAACGCGGGCCACTCATCTGATGTCCAGCACTTTATGGCCGACGAAGGATACGCTATTGTCGATCATTCGTCGGCCGATACCATCTATGTCTATCGTCCGGATGGCCCTGCATAAATAACATCACGTGTTTGGGAGATATTGATGGCTGTTAAGAAGAACCTCAAGAAGGCGTTGGAGCCAGTAGACAAGGTTGTTATCAACCCCGAAATCCCTGACAATCAGAACGGATCATCTCCAGTCTCGCCTGACAACAATCCGACATATGCAGTCGAGAACGTATCGTTTCGCGGCCGCTTGAAGAGAGCGTCGAACGCCCGAAAGAACCACTCTCGTATGGAGAGAGGCGCGCGGCTTTGGTTGCATCGAGTAGCCGATTCTGGACATATTGATTCACGGGCCGGCAGAAAGGCGCGCCAGACCTTTAGGCACCGTTTGGCTGGATCCCGTGGCGACAAATATAGTGTGCTTTCAACCGGCGAGAAAATCCACGTCGACTCGCTTCTGGATCCACGTGTTAAGTTGATCAGAAAGTTGGCCAAGAGACTTATTCCGTCCGTTCGTAGAGCAGACGCTGCTCGTCTTAGGACCTTTATGACTGGTGTCCGTGAAGAGACCGAGGTCAATGAGCTCAGTACCGAGCTCTTGCAGCGATATCAAAGAAAGGCCATCATGCGAGCGCGTAGAGGACATCCACGCGGCACTCAGCATAATGGACTCCAGCACTTCTTCAGATCACGCGATAAAATCGTGAATAACGGTGTAAAGGCCTACGTGCAGGCTCAAAAGATTTATGACAAGGCCCACCGATAATGAAGAGACGCAATCCTAAATCTATTGAAGGTGCTATCAGAAATGTTGTGCGTCCTTTTAGAATTAGTCAGGGCGACTTACCTGATGATCAAGGAATCATGACATACCGAATTGCCGGCGGAACGATTACACCAGCAAATAAGCCGATCTATAGTCCTGATCAAGTGAAGAAGAAAATCATCGATTCCTTCACCATCGACACCTCTGCCTTGCGCGATCTTGCCGAATCTTCGACTCCTGAAAAGCGCGGGCTCGCTGTTATGATCGCTTCTAATCTCAATCGTCCTAATATTGACTCGACCTCGATGCTGCGACTAGTTGCTGCGCTATCTTTGATCGAGCTCTCTGACGGCAATGATGCTCTTATGGCAGTCGCGCGCAAGCTTGCGTCGGCTGGCCTTGGACACAAATAAGGAATTACAATGATCGACGAACGCGACCACATTGTTATGCAACTTCGCAAAGCAATTACAATCGGAAAGCCGGTTGTCTTTGAAAGCGGTGAAAGCATTTTGCTTGATGGAAGAGACGCTAAACAGGCGCTTAGACTCCACGAAAAAATTGAGCGTTCGACCGATCGTCGCGCCTTCGAACAAGCGCTTGACGAGTCCTTTGACTCATTTGCTATGGCGATCGGTCATAATCTTGATGAGATGCAATCTGATAATGAGGGCGGCGGCTATCACGGATCGGCTCTGCGCCACGCAAAATATGGAATCACAGGAAACAAAGTCACTACGTCAGAGAGGGCTTATGAAAAGGCCGGATCTGAATTTGCCAAGATGCACCGTCGTGTCAAGCGCGTCACGGGTGAAAAGGATGATCTCAAGGTCCGTAACTTCCTTGACTCTGTTCACGGTCGCCATATTCATGATGCCCAGTTGGGTAAATCGACGACTGGAAGCGAGCTCGATAAACACATCGCGTCGCGACACAAAGAGTTCAGCAAGACATATCATCCGTCTCAGTTCGAAGAAGTTCAGGTCGATGAGGGGCTTCACGCGGTTTATGATGTGCGTCGTGGAGTCTCTACATCGAGTCACACTTCTCTTTCGCGCGCCAAAGACACTGCTGAGCTGAAGCAACAGGCTACTGGTCAAACGGCGCACGTGCATTCTATCGGAGAAGACGGAAAAGTCAAAACGGTACACAAACTTGACCAGAGTGGACGTTGGAAAAAGACTCACAATGTCTTTGAGGCGGTTAAGACAGATGCTGAACGCGCGAAAGAACTGAACGCCAAGGCCAAGAATCTTAAGAAGAACATCGAGCGCCGCCTCAAGAAAAAGGGCGTAACTGAAGAGTTGGTCAATGAGCTCTCTGCAAAAACATTGAAAGCCTACGCAGATAAAGCTGAAAAAGACTCAGATCGACTTGAGAACCGCGCATTTCGTAAAAGCACACGTCCATGGACCGGAAGCCCAAACCAGCGATACGCTTTAGGAGCTGCCGATCACCAGAAGGCAGTAGCCAGATTCAGCAGCGCCGGAAGGGCTAGACGTCTCGCGGCAGCCAAAGAATAAATAAGAAGAACTCAAGGGAGAATTTTTGACATGTCTCAATGGAAGAACACGGATGCTGCAGGTAATTCCGTAAATTACGCCGCGGCCCAGTTCGGCAAGACACCAAACACTGGAAACCAGACTGCTCTGTTCGGTAACACGACAGTTGGAGCGTTCGTGAACGGCGCTGCTGTTGGTGTCTTTGGTGTTGATACCACGGAAATGTCGGTCGGCGGTGGTGCAGTCATTGCAATCACGATTACTGATCCTGGCTCTGGTTATACCGCAAACGGAACGGTCACAATTTCAGGCGGTGGCGGTGCGGATGCTACTGCAAATGCCCAAGCGAACTCTAGCGGTCGAATTGCTGCCGTTAACATCACGGCCGGTGGTTCATCCTACGAGTCCGATCCGACGGTGACTATTTCTGCTCCTACTGCGCAGACGTTCAACTCCAATACGGCCCTAGTTCAAACCGCAACATTCAATGCCAACACGGCGGTTGATGGAGCAACTGAATTCATCACGGTGGCATCGAATCCATTCGTCAACAATGATGTGGTCCAATACCTTGTAGCCGCAGGTAATACTGCAGTTACCGGTCTTACCAATGCTACTAGCTACTACGTAGTCTCGGCAAATTCTACCGGCGTCAAGCTCTCTACGACTCTCGGCGGGGACGCGGCTAATGTGGCGCCGACAGCCGTTTCTGAAACCGGCCATACACTGCGTCGTACTGGTTTCCTAGCCGTTGGTTCGAATAAGTTTACCAATGGTGATATTGTCCAGTATCTAGTTGCCGCCGGTAACACGGCCTTGACTGGACTCAGCAATGCTTCCTACTATTACGCCAAGACAGCCAACAGCACTGGTCTTTATTTGGCCGCGACAGACAATGGACCAATCATTGCTCTGACGCCTGGAGTTACGGAAACCGGTCATAGCCTTACCGGTAAGACGGCAACCGCAGCTGCGGTTATTTCAGGTGCAAAAAATGCTGGTATCGCGCACGCTGGTTGGGTTCTTCGTACAGTCGGAACCGGCGGCCGCGCCGGTCGTGTTACCAATGAAGTTCTCGTCGCCATGGGTTCTATGACCGCTGACGCCGAAGACACGATCCTACCTGACTCGTAAGGTCCCTGAATGACTGATCGCTCAAGGACGATTCTTGATCTCACTGAGATCTTTGGACCCGCAGCCAATGTGTACTTTGTTGTGGAGACCGCCGACGGAACTCGGCGAGTCTCCCTTCAGGGGATTCTGTCCAATTCAAGTTCGAACGTCGTAGTCTCGAACTCACAGGTGCTTTCAGCATACACTAACGTGAACCGCCGAAAGGAGACTCCGGTAACCGGTACTCCAGCTAATACGACCGCGGGCACTTGGTATTACGACGATAACTACCTCTACCTGGCAACAGCCAACAACTTCCTTAAGAAGATTCCTCTTCAAGACTTCTAAGGCCCAGAGTAGAGCGCAAGGCTCAATGAGTTCCATTCTTACAGACGAAAATTTTGTCCTTACTGCTGCGCGCTATTACAATAGCCCTGGGTGCATCGACACTCAGGAGTTCTATGAGGACCTCAATCGATTCAAGTACATTAAGAAGCTATTTCGTCGATATAAGACGAACGGCGATCTAAAGGAACGATTGATTCTCAATCACATTATCGTTCTCAACAACATCTTTGGAGTCGAGGTCGCGACGCGACTTATGTTCTTCAGGCTGGATAAGTATTACGATTGTCTAAAACCCTTCTTAGTCCTGATGGGAAATCTACCCGAATTTGTAGTCGGGGTAAAGAAGGATCCAATCAGAACGCACGAAATCGTCATGGACGAAAACATCGTAGCGAAGCTTAGGAACCTCTAATGAACTGCCTCAAGTGTAAATCTCCAAATCTAGTTCGTCGCCTGATTCATGGATCTGGTGAAGTCGTCGCTACCATGGTCTGCGAATGCGGTGCAGTCCATCTCAAGACAAGACAGGGTCTAGTTCTTCAAGATGGATCATCGGTAGTCCAAAAGACCGTTGCCGAAACGGGTGCTCCGATTAAAACTGACGCCTTCAAAACCGTCGAAGAAGTGCTAAACGCTTCACAATTGAAGGCCTTGATCAAGGATGGTGTTATCCTCGAGTCTGGTAAATCTGATCCAGCTAAGGAAATCGTTGAAGGCGTTTATCTGATCCAGCGATCAGACACCGCGCAATTTGTCACTGTCCGTATTTCGACGCGCGGTAAAATTCTTGGAGTAATGGTAGAATGACTCTAACATACAGAGAATTCGTTAGTCGTCTTTCAGAAGATGCTCCAACCGTCTCGGCTGGAGGTGGTCAGATTGACGGAATCGGAGTCGGCTCTAAGGGTGAACCTGGAGTTCGGTTGAAACCTCCCGGCAAACGACTTAAGACACCAATTCTAAAGAGGAAGCCATGAACTTCTCATTGATCCCATTGCCATACAAGATTCTTGCCGCGGTTGCCGTAGCTGGTGTCTTGACAACCGGCGGCTTCGCAAGCGGCTATAACATTCGCGACACGGCTGCCAAAGCTGACGTAGCCGAGGCAAAGCTTGCTGCAGAAAAAGACAAGTCGGACTTTATGGCAGCAAATGCTGGTCTGAATACGCAAGTCGTCACCCAGTGGCGCGACAAGGTCGTTCCAATTTACATTGAGGGAGCTCGCAACAACGCGCTCGCTGATAACCTTGCGGACACTCAAGAGATGTCCAATGGTGCAGTTTACCTATACGACAAATCTGTAACGGGTGGAGACGCAGATGTAGCAACCGTCGAGGATTCTACTCCTTCGGGTATCAGTCTTAAGGCGGCTATGCCGACCTTTACTGACAACAACACATCCGCAAGAGCCTGTCAAGTTCAGCTCGAAAAGCTCCAAATGTGGGCCAAGGGAATTGAAGACGCTACTGCTGAAAAGCCCAAAAAGAAGGGACTGTTCGACCGATGAAGAGAACCATCCTTATAGTAGTTGCGGCATTCTTGCTGTCAGCATGCGGAACTACCATGTTCAAGCGCGTCCCGATCGTAGCGCCGTCGGAGCTTATGAAGCCACCACCACCGCTTAAACCGCTCAAACCTGTAGAAGCCGAAAAGCCGGTGTCCTAGGACACCGGCTTTTCTTGTAACTGTGCGCGGGTTCTGTCCGGCTATAAATAAAGCACTCGCTGGAGATTCTATATGGCCAAAGAACCATTCTTTACAGTAGCCAAACGAAACGTCATCCGTTTCATTAAGGACTGCTTTACGATCAAGGACGGGGAATCCTGGGACTTGGGTCGAATCATGTGGTTTCTTGGCGCGATGATTTTCAATGCGCTCTCGATTTGGTCTATCGCTCAAGGACAGATCTTTGATCCTATCGCATGGGGAACCGGCTTTGGAGCCGTTCTAGCTGCCGGTGGTATGGCTCTAATGTTAAAAGAAAATTCTGAGCCACAGCCAGAGAAACCGGTCGAAGGACAATAATGTCATCAATAGGACTTATATTTGGCTTCGGTACAATCCTGACATTCATGGCGGCATTGTTCGCTCATCAGCGTAATAAGCAGGCGTTTGATCTTCTGCTGTACACGATTTTTGCATTTATGATGGTCGCTGTTAGTTGGGTGATCTCGTATCTTACAACGTATCCGACGTCCATTATGCACTATCCTATCCAGGATGCGCTGATGGCATTTATAGCGTCTTTAGTGTGGCATTCCAAAAAACAATTGTGGGCTCTAATCCTCATGGTTGTTTTCTTGATTCAAATAGGAATCGTCAGCATGTTTCTGCTGGTTGGTTCTGCTGAAACCCTGTATACCTTTAAGGTGACATATAATCTCATGTTTGCTGTCGTGCTAAATGTTCTTTTTGGCGCGGCTCTTGTGTACATTTTTAAGTCTATGGGATCGCTGAATGCCAATAACGATTGATGTGAGTCAAATTGAATCGTGGGTCGCTATCATTGGCGGTATACTAAGTTTAGGTGGCATTTTATTCGCGGGTAAGGTTAG